AAAATACCTGCAATGTTGTCTAATGGTGAGTTTGTCATTAACGCTGCCGCTGCAAGAAGCCATAGAGGTGTATTAGACGCTATCAATAGCGGCAAAGATATCTCTTATTTTGCGGACGGTGGAGTAGCTGGCGAGGCCCCCAGTATTATAAAAGACTCTGGACTGAGAGATAACCTAAGAATAGCTAAAAGCGAATTCTTAAGCAAGTATGGTAGAATCGAAGATGTGACAAATGTTGGTAAGTTCGCTAGAGACTTTGAACAGTATATGGCAAAAGTAGCCCACATCGCAGGGTACAACGCCGGAAACTCCCATATGCTAGTTAGTAACCAAATAGAGCATCTTGCGTTTATTCCTGGACAAAATGCCCAGGCCAACACTGTAGTTGCCCCTAAAATTCTCAATACAAGAAACCTCAGGTCAGCAGCAACAGTGCACGCCCATGAAGTAGGTCATGCTTTGTCTTACATGGACTCTTTCGGTAAGAATTGGTTTGAGTATGCAACCGCGCTTAGCGACCCAAGAACGCAATTAGCAGAAGAGCTAAGAGCTAACCTATATGTTGACGAAATCCTTCCAGACTATTTACTAGATAATGACTTCAGAAGTAAAGGTATTCGTACCTATGAGAATCAGCTTAAGATACATAACGCTAACGAAACGATGATCTCGAGCCGAGGGGACTTAGTGCGTGTGCAAGCCCGTAACCAAAACTTGCTTAAGCAGAACGCGGCGATAATAGAGGAACTTCATGACAAAGTCAGAGGCAGGACAAGCTTCATCGGCAGAATGTCTGACGATCTAGGCATAAGTACACTTAGTCTGAAAAACCCTAGTAGTCTATTCAAACCAGGTATGAGTCTTGCAGGTGGTATTGCTGCGGGTACGCTTGGAGATACTGTAGTTAATGATTGGATGGGTTCTCCCTTTAGAAGGCTAGGTGAAAAAGCAGCTAATGCGCTAGAAGGGAAAGTGCCTATAGAGGCAAGAGGCGCAGTATACGCTACAGGTGCAACCTTGGATGCGGCTTTAATCGAAGCCATAGCCTGGGGTTCAGGCGCAAAAATAGGTAAAATATTGTCTAGATTTAAGCGCCTTGCTACGCCTATGAACGAAAACACTCTAGCGCGTCTACCTGAGTTTGCTTCTGGAGGATACATCTCTGGCCCAGGTGGACCTAAAGAAGACAAGATACCCGCGATGTTATCTAACGGTGAATTCGTCGTCAATGCTGCAATGACCAAGAAGTTTAAGCCTGTACTTCAACAGATAAACTCAGGTAATGTACCAGGCTTTAATGGTGGTACCGCGCCTTTTGTGGGCGGTAATAATTTGTCTGCGGTTATAAGACAGAGATCAGATGTTGGTGAATATACCGGCCTGATCAACCAGCTAGAAGCCCTTGAGATTGAATTCGCCAATATCGGTACAAGGATCCCTAGAATAACAGAAGAATTCATAAGATTCTCCGACAAGTCTGTGGTAGGAGACCTAGAAAATATCACCAACGCAATGGAATATTACAAGCAAGGTCTAAGGCAAGAAGGGGAAGAAAGACTCAAGAGTGAAATAGGGATGCTTCGAATGATTGAAGCCCTAGAAAAGCTAGAGGAACGCTCTCTAAGGTATGCCAGGAAAGTTATTGCGGCAGGTAACGCTTTTGCTCAGAGCATCGAACAAGGCGTTAATAATGCCCTCAAGGGTCTGCTGTCAGGGAAATCTTCATTTAAAGACGTGGGTAGTGAGCTGTTAGACGCATTTAGTACAAGTGTGATTGACACGCTCGTAAACGGCATTACAACCCGCTTATTTGAAACTGAAGGCTCTCTGGTTAACTTTCTCCAGACTCTGGGTAGCACTATCTTCGGCGGCAAAGCTGGTGCAGCGAGTGATGACCGAACCACTAGCATAGACCCGTCCTCAGTCTTCGCGAGTGCCCTGCCCTCGGTGTTTTCTCCGAGTTCTTCAGGGTTGCCAGGAATGGTTGGTGGCGGCCAGAGCGGGGCGCAGGGGAGTGCTTTGGATGCACAAACCGCTGCAGTCCAAGAAGTTGCCGCAAATACTGGCCCTCTTGGTGCTCTATTAAGTGGACTTAATCTGGCATTTCAAGCAGGTTTTGGTGTACTTAAGACCGTGCTAGGTGGCCTGTTTAAAGGCATCTCAAGTCTTCTCGGGTTTAGCGGAAGTGGCCCAAGCTTCGGCAAGCTAGCGTTCGATCTAGGCGCGGCTGCTTTAGGCTTTTTTGGCGGCTTAGGTGATAAGAGCGGCGGTGGCGGTGGTGGGTCGCGTCCTGGCGGCGGCATGGCAGACGGCGGCTTTGTCTCTGGTCCAGGCAGCTCACGCTCTGACTCTATTGTAGCAAGACTATCTAATGGTGAGTATGTGATTAACGCCAAGTCTGCTGCGATGTATCGCCCTTTGCTTGACCAGATAAACACTTCTAAAGGTTACGCAGATGGTGGAATAGTTGGTGCTCCTGGAGGCTACAGTAAGCTTAAGCCTTCCAGCTCTCGCGATAGTACCGTAGTCAATGTGAACATCACTGGAGATATCTCTAGACAGACTAAAGCTGAAATCTATAAGATGATACCTGATATCGCCTCTGGCGTGAACCAACAGAACCGAGAAATCGGATACTAAGCAGAAAACACAGGGAGCCCTGAGACATGGGCTCCCTTTTTAATCAAGGAGTAATTATGTTCGGTATACTAGACATTACTCAAGTGAACGAAGCTAATGGGAGCAACTCTCAGGTCATAGCGCAATTTGCTGCAGATCTTACTATAAGCTCTGCCAGAGTAATAGCAAAAAGTGATAGCTTGTCATTGAGCCGAATCACTTCAAGTACACCCTCTCAGAGATGGGAAGTTGAAGCACGTATTTTTGACACAGAGTATTTCGTGGATTTCTTTGTACACAATATCATCAATGACGCGAATACAAAGATATATATCAGGCCGCCTATGCCTGTGAAGAAAACAAGTGATCAGAAGCTAGTTTCACCTGATATAACTGCTGAACCTGCTTTATTGAAAGACCATCAAGGTTTTATCTGGAGTAGAGGGTCAGGCAGTGTACAGAGCGAGGAGACAAAAGGCTCTAATAGTCTGGCAATCGGAGCTCAGAATTCTACAAATACGGTGCTAGCTAAAGGTGACTTTATCCAGTTTACGGATACTACACCCGGCTATGACCATGATAAAATGTACTTAGTGACCCGAGTCACCCCCGCGACTGGAGGGAACGACCCTGAAAGCAGAGGTAACATTAGCATCTTCCCTGCCCTCCAACAGGATGTACCAGCAGCGAGAGTAATAAAGTTCGGCAAGAATGTAGCCATGAAATGCTACTATGACATGGACAATGCAGCTGGCATGGAGTACGAAGATGGTATCCTCGTGAGAGCACCCAGAGTGAAATTCGTGGAGGCAATATGAGAAATCTTACACCTGCACTATTTAACGCAATGCAAGAAGATAGCGTAATCACATTCCTCTTGGTCAAAATTGGGCCAACACGCCCTAGTCCCCCAAGAGTATCTTACAGCTTTCTTTCAACAACTTTGCCATACGAGATTACGCATGCGGGTGATACCTACGCACCTGCCAACGGTCTTCTTAAAGTAGATCCACCAAGACTGTCTGAAGTACTTGACCGTGACGCCTACCGTATTGAGGTCGCTGACCCTGAGTTTTTGATTAGACCCAGAATTGCTGATGGCGGCTTCTCTGGTTCTAACATGCATATAAGAGCAGGTTTCATTGACAAGGACACAGGTCTCCCTCACGGTGAGTACATTGATATCTACAAAGGCTACATTGATAGTGTAGAGTACGCAATAAACCCTCAAGAGGAAGTCATATTGAGATTTGAAGGTGTATCCCCTATGGGGGCATTTGACTTAACACGTGCGCTTATCACTTCTAAGAACTTTTTAGATCACAAATATCCCAGCAATAATGACACCTCATACGATCAAGTGTTAGTAGGCTCAGAGCCTGTGAACTTGCTTTGGGGCAAAATCGAGGACTAACAATGAGTAGTGTTATAACAGCTTTTGTAATCACAGTAGTCAGCACAGTTTATTCTTTTGTGCAGGCTAGAAAAGCCGCAAGAAAGGCGGCAAGAGAAGCAGAAAAACGGAAAGGCTTTGAAGCGCCCGTTGAAGGCGAAATAGGCAGCATACCCATTGTCTATGGGCGAAACAAAGTAGCAGGTTTCAGAGTATTCCATGATGTCAAGAGTTCGTACAACTTTGCTGCGTCAGGAGACTCTCAGTTCCTTACTAGCGGAGATTTGCGAGTAATCGGCAACATGGATTCAACTGTGACAGCTGTTAGTGGCTTAACTGTTGTCCTTTCACCTGACCCTGAAAATCCAGGCGAGTACTTCGCTGAGCCCCCTAGCGGCATATGGACAGCGCTTAACACCGAAGAGGTAGTAGTGAACTATCTCGGAGGCGCTACTAGGCATATAAACCGCCTGACAAACGCGTCAGATGACCTCGGTCGATCTGACTTTTTAACCGTAGTGCCATCCGGCCAAGAGGCGGTTTTTCTTCCTGGCGCCACACTCACAGTCAGCCACCCACCATGGAACCATCGACTATTTAATGTATACTATGGACCAGACGGTGAAGAACTCCCTGGGACTGGTCAAATCAGCGACCCTGTTACCCACTCTTATACTATTAAATCGTATGAAGGGACTACTCTTGTACTACATGGTCTTTACAATTCTAGTGGTATCTACTATCCAGAGACCGGTAATACATACGGACGAATAGACAATTCAGGCGAAAAATCGCTCAATGAGAACGAGTCAGGAGACAGAAAAAGAGAGTTTTTCTTTGTGCAGCAGGCAATATGTTTCAGAGGAATACATGAAGTCTATTACGCCTCGATAAACGAGCTTGACTACCGTGATATCAGTTACGGTGAAAGCGGGCGTATACATGTGTATCGCCAGAACGATGAGACAGGTATACAGCATGACCCTCTGATGTCCGCTAACTTCCCTGACAGAGTTAGAGCAAAATTCCCTGACACGGCTTATGCTTCAATGGCTTTCAAGTTGGATCGCGATGACCCTCAATATTCAGGCGTACCTGATGTAGCCTTTGAGGTTGAAGGGATGCGTGTCAAAGGGTTGAGCAAGGTAGGCGACACTGTATCTATTGACAATACTCGTGTCTACAGCAATAACCCCGCGCTTGTCCTCCTTGACTATCTAATGTCTTCTGAGTACGGCATGGGCCTTAGCGCTGATATACTTGACTTGAAGTCTTTCCATCGAGTCATGCTGCTTTGTGATACTCCTGTAGAAGTCAACGGTCAAGAGTATTTCATTACAGAAAGTAGACTGTGGATACAGAAGGCGCAACAAGAAGACGGCCTCACTGAGCGCAGAAAGACTTTAAAACGTTTTGAATTCAACGGAATGATTGACACAAGCAGCTCCGTGAGAAGCGGTGTGCAGGCAATATTAGCAACAATGGCTTCTAAGGCTACACTCCTTTGGACAGGCGGGCAGTACAAGCTCAAGATGCATTACCCTAGCGTTTATGATGACGCCGAGGACTATGTGCCCGGTGATGTTGTGCAATACACTAATGCCAACGGTAAGATCGATCTGTTTAAGTGTATAGTATCAGCAACAGGTGAGCCGCCGGTAGAAGACAATAGTCTCAATGAAACGTACTGGCTCGATGGTGTCACCAGTATTGTGGCTGGACCGACAGGGTACGATGAAGACCTTGCTGTGGCTTACATCACAGATGACGACATCAAGTTAGGTTCAGATATTAGCCAGAACTGGATACCTCTATCAGACCGCTTTAACTACTGCACTGTTACATTCCCTAACGAAGAAAAGGGATTTGACTCGGATACAGTTTCCTGGCCAGAGAAGTACTCTGAAGAACCTTCGGATACTGTCTATGCTCAGTACCTTGCTGAAGACAATGATCTTCAACTAGAGACAACTGAGTCAGTAGACGCTTTGACTACTATTCATCACGCAAAAGCGCATGCAGAAGAAGTAGTGAGGTCTAGCAGACACGAGCGTATATTGAAAGTTACAGTGTCTAGGAAGTTCTTCTACCTTGAGCCTCAAGATCTAGTGAACATTGAAAGTCAAGTCTTAGAGATACCTGGCGTACTGTTCTTAATTGTATCAGTGAAGGCTGATGATAGCGGTTCTCTCGACTTAGTGCTGCAGACGTTTAATGCTGAGACCCTGGCCTGGAATGCACCTGATAACGAAGTAGTAGACCCTTATAACCCTTATATCAGGTACCCTGTCGGTCAAGCCTCGCAGCTCCAGTTTGTCGAGAATGAAACACTGAGTGGCGATCTATTGCGCTCAGGCACGTTATCTTGGCAACCTGCCGGTGGTACAAGGCTATCATACGATGTCAGGTATCTAGCTAAACCAGCGAATGCAATCAGTATAGGCGAAGAGTGGAACCACCTAGGTTCTACAAGAGAGCTTAACTTCTCTGTGCCTATATTGCCGCCAGGTACCATCACGTTTACAGTGATTGCACGTGATGACTTCGGTAATATTGCCCCTGAGTTTGACATGGCAACAGGGCAAGGGTGGCCTAAGCTGCAGCATGAAATGGGCTCCAGTAGCCTCCTTGAAAATAATATCTTAGTGCGCGTCTACAGATACACGAGACTCGACATAGGAGGCTCAGATCCTTCTTTAGCGGATATATGGGAGGATGGCACGTACGACTTTAAGACCAATCAACTAACACCGCCTAGTAATGGCTCTGGTCTCAATGAAGGCTGGTACCTGACGCCTGAAATCGCCTTTAGCACTGCAGAAGCCTTCTACGAAATAGAAGAGGGCGAAGGAGCGCACCCAGGTAACTTGTACTTTATTGAGGCCTTGATAGAGACAATGTACCCTGTCACTATGGCAGAAGAGATTGAATGGTCAAATGTTAGTCTTGTAGATCAAGGAGAATCTTCAAGATCTCTTGAGGCTTACAAAATAAAAGCTGCCGGAGAAGCTGCACCTACATTCCCTACAGGTGGCTCTTTCATTTTCGGTGAAGGCACATTTACACCTCCTGTCGGATGGTTAGCGACAGAACCTACTCCAGGGCCAGGCGAAATAACGTACCGCTCGAAGGCTACAGCTACACGTCTAGGTGAATACGGTCCAAACACAAATACGTTGAACTGGACACTGCCTGTACCTCTTGTAGAAAATTTTGTTACTGCTGATGTGCGCCTGTTTATATGGTCACCGATAGCCCCTAGTGCTATACCTATCATAGATGACGCGCCTAATCCTAACTTTGCTCTCACCGATGTTACATCACTGTACACTTGGCATCCAACAAGAAATCATGGGTCGCTGGATGCTTCAGGTGCGGGACGTGACTGGGATGGCTGGTCTTTAACTCTTGGGCCTAAGCCTAGTGGCGACATAAATTTACGCTCATATGAAGCAAGAATGTCACTGCAAGTCAGCTCTAATACAATTGAAACGGTTTTAGACTGGGAGGCGCTTGCAACAGCAGGGCAAGTTGTAATACAAGGTTCAACTGAAGGTATACAGAGAGCTACTGTGTATATCTACAGATGGGCGATCGGGCCGTTGGCTCCTGAAAGACCTCTACCTTCAGAGGTTACGGCTTACGGCTGGGAAGCAGGTGCGGTAGAGCCTGTAGAGGTACCATTTCCTTGGACAGCTCAGCCGACTGCATATCCAGGGGCAGGTATGACACTTTGGAGACTTGGAGGCGAAATAATAGAGGCAGCCGGTGTTTTACAGACAGACGTAAATTGGCAGCAAACTAACTTTTCTATGGAAATGATAGCTGCACTCGCCACTAGCCCGCCTTTGAGCTCTTTTGTCTTCAGAAGACTAGCGGCTTCACCGGTACCTGCTAGGCCCACAGGTGGTGATTATAAAGACCCTGTGCCTGACGATTGGAGCGATGGCATCCCTAGTGGTACATTGCCTGTATGGATGTCAAAGAGAATATTTACAGTTGACGGCAATGCTCCCCAAGAAAGTGAATGGTCCACTCCTACGGTATTTGCTGTGGATGGCTCGGATATTCAATTTCAGTTTGCTAGCGGCGAAGATACCCCTAATGTTAATGCACCAGGTGCGCCTTGGTATGAAGATGCAATAGAAGCTTCTGTATGGATGCGTAAAAGAGATATTGTAGGAGGCGTAGCACAACCCTGGGAAGGTCCAATAAGACTTAAAGGTGAAGTAGGTGAGCCAGGTATAGGCGCAGATGGTGAGCCAGGTTCTTCTTCTGTAATAGCTTATAAAGTGGCTCCACTAGGCACTGGCCCTCAATCTACCCCTAGCAATATTACCAGGACGGGCCAAGGGCTACCTTTTAATAATTCCTGGAATTTTGCGACAAGTAACCCTTGGAGCAGCACGCCACCAACATCTGTGCCAGCAGACAATAGACTGTGGGTAAGTAACGGTGTATTTGACCCTACCGTTGGCAGCACAGGCCAAACTACTTGGAGAAGACCTTATTGGGCGTCTTTAGAGGTGGGTTCCCTTGCTGCTGTTAGTGTTGACACAGGCTCTCTTAATGTGACCGGCGATCTGACAATGGGGGACGCTGGCTTTATTAAGTCGGGGAAACAAAGCTTTGCTGATAACACTAACCCAGGCTATGTCCTAGGTGCAGGGGATAACCCTCAGTTCAGAATAGGTACAGCAAGTGGTGTCGCAAACGCAGCTGGCATAACCTTTGACCCTACGGCAAATGTACCTTTGAGGGTCTTCGGTAGAGTCAGTTCGCATAATTACAGCCATGCGAATGCTGAAGGTTGGTTACTCGCTAACGAAGATGGCGTAGGGGGCGAGGCAGGTACCGATCTAGGTACTGCTTATCTTAATCGCTTATGGATAAGAACACCGAGAGACGGAGCAGTAGCCCCTAAGACAATCGCGGCGTTTAATGTTGAAGGTGTAACAGAAGGGTTAGACGGCGCTTACATTAAGAACCTTAGTGTTGACACTTTGAAGATAGCAGGGCAAGCAGTAACGGTTGTAGATGCTGCGAACACTGTCGTATATATGACGCACATACCTGCCCGAAACGAATCATCTACTAGAGAGATCCCGTTGTTGGCGCTACCTTACAGTATAGAAGTACCGCCAGGTGGTGCAAAGATCTTTATAACTTACGGCGCAATGGTAAACCCTGACCCTGATAACGGCAGCAGGAACAGGAAGGTAAATCTTATACTAAAAAGAGGCACCACAGAGCTAACTAGAGCGCAAATAGGCATAAAGAACTCAGGTCTAAGTCTGGGGTCAGTCGCCAAGATAGATATACCGAACAACACTTCGTCTAACATAACGTATTCACACACTTTTAATGTAAAGATAAATTGTGTACAACATGCGCCGTTACCGATGGTGTCTGTACAACCCTATATACACATAATGGGAGTAAAACGATGAGCACTTACATAATGGTGCAAGCGGGCTCTTCGCTAATACTTGGAGAAAGAGTAACAGATAACGTAGCAGTAGACCCTTGGATACTTCCAGGGGTCTCTGTTCCTGAAGATGTCCTTTCAAACGATTTCTTTTACGCTTATGAATTTATACCTGAAAGTATAACGCTCACTACAGTCCCTCGGTCCAGACCTACAGGTCAAACTTGGGACACCGCAGGGCGTACTGGTGGCCAGGGTTGGGAAGACAACAGAGATCTTGTTGAAGCAAAGAGACAAGCCTGGCGGCGCTTAGAGGTCGCAATGGAAGAAAGCGAGGTAGACAGAGAGTTCACGCACCTTGGTAAAACTTATGTAGCTTCTCCTTTCTTCAAAGAGTTTATCCTGGCTATAGTCCTCAAACACAGAGAAATGGGCTCGGAGCCTCCCCTAGTAGACATCCCAGACATTGATGGGGTGTTTTCAAGCTTCACAAAAGAAGAAATTGAAGCCCTATACACGGATATATCAAACTTAATAATGCTTGATTACGAGCGTGCAAAAGAGCTAAAAGATCATATTGATACGTTAACAACAAATGCTGATATTGACGCCGTAGATTGGGACACGGTGATACCGTAATGAAGACTCTAGCGCACTTACAGAGTAACAAAGGACTTGTCCCCGAAAACCTAAGCAGCTTAATGACGTCAAGAGAAGTCACTATAGAGCACCTAGAGAAAGTCGAGAGACAACTTCAGAGCTTTCAAGGAGATAACACTACGGTCAAAAGCACGTTTGCTAATGGTATATATGTAAGACAATGTATTGCCCCTGCGGGCACATTTTTGATTGGTGCAATCCAGCGTACTGAGCATATAGCGATAATGGCCTACGGGCACATGATGATGTGGACAGCCGGGCAAAAAGCAAAGGAGCTCAATGGCTACTGGTCAGGGAAGTGTCAACCAGGTGTCAAGCGCGCTTCTTATACTTTCAAGGAGACAATGTTTATTACTTGCCATAAGTCCCTTGGTGAGCCAAAAGATGATGAAGATATTAGAAGAGTTTACACGTTCAGAGACAGTGCGGAAATGTTAGCGTATCAAGAAGCGAATGGAAATCTAGCGCTAACTTAGAACCCTGGAATCGCGGCGTGACCGAAACTGGCCTCTTCTCGCAGTCCCAGTGGCCGTTTTCGAGCACTTTTGGGGCAGAGGCAAGCCCCCTTTCGGGCTTTGGTGGTGGGCGGCTCTATTGCACTTTCGCAATACCCGCTCACTTTTCTTAACGCTGTCGATAGATAAAAGAGAAAATTTCAAAACGTTTTAGTTAGATGAACCCAAAGGCCGATTCAAATTAATAAGGTAAAGAATTAACAATAGTCTTATTATATGAGATTACTAAGGTCTTAACCAATAGGGTTAGTCCAGGGGATATTGTAAGGATATCTAACAGAAACCCTAGGCCATTCCCTATTGCATAACAGTATCTATCAATACCCTTAACCCAGGGTCTTCTAAGGGTTATATACAATAGGATACTATAGGTATTCTAAGGGTATCCACTAATATACAAGTACTTAATCAAGAGGAAACAAAATGGCTATCCCTGCAATCCTCCTCCCTTTGCTTGGCAAAGGACTTGACCTAATTGCTAACGCTGCTATGGCGAAAGGCAAACACTGGGTCAAAGAAAAGACAGGCGTCGATCTTGACGCAGATAATCTTAGCAGCGCGGACTACGTGGCTCTCCAGAAGTATCAGATGGAGCACGAAGCTGAGCTTCTCAGGATCAAGCAAGATGACGACAAGCTCTCTGCCTCGATTCAAGAGATGTATCTAGCAGACACAAAGAGCGCTCGCACAATGCAAATTGTTGCGCTCAACCAAGAAGACCTTTTCGCTAAACGCTTTATCTACTTCTTTGCTATCTTCTGGTCGGTAGCTGCTGTTGCTTTCATTTTCGCTATAACCTTCATGTCCATCCCTGAAACAAGTGTACGATTCGCTGATACTATTCTTGGCTTTGTTTTAGGTACGATTATCGCTCAAATCATTGCTTACTTTTTTGGCTCAAGCCTTGGCTCTAAGAGCAAAGATGAAATGAAAGATAGTCTCCTTAAGCGGGCAATCCCTTAATGAGGCTGGGGCAGCACCAGGAAGCGTTTAGTAGAGACCTTGTAAAACTTCTTCAAGAATCATTTCGACTTGGATATGAAGTTCGTATTGCCGAAGTGCAGCGAACTGTAGAGCAGCAGAGATACTATGTAATGAGCGGCAGGAGTCGCACTATGAACAGCATGCATATAAAGAAGTGTGCAGCTGATTTGTACTTTACATTAAATGGAGAGCTTGTCTTTCCAGAAGACCTAGGACGTTACTGGGAGTCTCTCGACCCTCTCAACCAAGCAGGGATGTTTTGGAAGTCATTCAAAGACTCTCCTCACTTCCAGCGAACGGTGTAGCACGTGCCCTCAAGAACTCTCTTGGGGGCATTTTTACGCAAATTCGACTGCGCAAATATGGGTATCTTATATGAAGAAGAAAATAACCTAACTCACACAATGTTGGAGATCACAATGTTAACTTTTATAATAAGCTTCGCGCTAGCTACTATTGTATGTTCTAGTATACTGCATATTGCTTTTAAGCTTTTGGAGCCTTACAGGATTGAGAGCTACTTTAAGACTCTGGAGTTTGACCCCAAGAAACACGAGATACACTGAAGCACTCAAAGAGACACCAGCACGTTCTGGTGTCTTTTCAACCACTCATCACTAGAAGGAAAAAATGCTATGAACAAGTTAATCCTATTTCTACTCATCTGCGCTTCAACCGCTACTTTCGCTCAAGAGACATTCAAAGACTTTTCGCAGGAAGATCAAGAAGCACTTAAAGACGCGTCTGTAGCACTTGTGAAAGCGCAACTGATGGACCCCTATAGCGCTAAATTCAGTCAAGTAACGCTTGGCGAGTTTGGCGTTTGCGGTAGAGTAAACGCGAGGAACGCTTTCGGTGCGTATACAGGTGCTAAGCTTTTTGTAACGTTTTTCAGCGAAAAAGCAGAAGGACTTGATTCTCAGATCGCATCAGAACCCGGCGAAGCAGTCTTAGTTCAATTGATTATGCAAAAAGTATGTCCTAGCTTTCTACAATAACTTAAGGAAATCACTATGATTATGTACATGATTAAAGAAGCTCTAGGTTTACTCGGTTTAATCACTTTCCTCGGAGGTGTCGTTGTACTGCTCGACATGTTATCACGTGTCTCGTGAAGTCAAGCGTAAACGGGGGACGCTCTTCTGGTGTATTGCAGGAATGCTATTCGTGATCCTCTCAATGGTCATAGGCTTTCTAATAGTTGCAAATGCACCGCCTCCGCCCGAAGAGAGATGTTTCGAAACACCGCTCGAAGAAACCAGCTATTGCCGTATTCAGGAAAACTGGTAACATAAACTCAAAAGAAAGGAAAAATGTTATGTATATGAAATCACTTGTTAAATCCGCTGTATTATTCATTCTTGGGTTCTGCGTAATGTTCACTGTAGGTATCTCATTAGGGCTAGCCTCAAACCTACGCCCATCTGGAGAGCTAGAGTATGTAACGCATTACGCCCTCAGTACTGGCTTTGTAGAAGCTACACTTATTATCGCTTTACTGTCTAGCTTAGGCGGCGCTATTGGGGCTTACCTTGGTTTCGTCGCAG